TTCCGGCAGGTGTTTGATCTGTCATGACCAGCCAAGCGATCACCTCAGAAATTCAGAAGCTGGCCCCGAGCGCGGTCATCGAGCTTTTTGTGCTGGACCTGTCTCTCTTCAGCGAGGGGGTGGTGCGGTTTCACGCAGGCACCAATGAACTGCGCCGTCAGGTGGTCTGGCAGGGCAATACCTACGAGCCGTTTCCCGTTCAAGCCGAAGGCTTCGAGTTCAACGGCAACGGTCAGGTGCCGCGCCCCAAGCTCAAGGTGGCCAACGTCACAGGCAGCATCACCGCGCTCATCCTGTCCTACCAAGACCTGGTCGGGGCCAAGGTCACCCGCAAGCGAACGCTATTGAAGTACCTGGACGCGGTGAACTTCGCCTCAGGCGCCAACTCCACGGCCGATCCTTCAGCCGAGTTTGCCGACGATGTGTATTTCATTGACCGCAAGTCGCGTGAAACCCGGGATGTGGTCGAGTTTGAGCTGGCGGCCGCTTTTGATCTGGAAGGGGTGTCTCTGCCCCGGCGACAGATCGTGCAAAACGTCTGCCCCTGGCTCTACCGTGGCTCTGAATGTGGTTACACCGGCACTGCTTACTTCAATGCCAATGACGAAACCGTGAGCTCACGAGCGCAGGATGCTTGTGGCAAACGTCTGATGTCCTGTCAGAAGCGCTTCGGGGCGAACGCCGAGTTGCCCTTTGGCGGGTTTCCTGCAGCGGGGTTGATCCGGTGATGCTCGAGACCAACCAGACGCTGGCGCTGTCCCACGCTGCTCGGGAGTTTCCCCGCGAGGCATGTGGTCTGCTCGTCATTCACAAGGGCCGGGAGACCTATGTCCCGTGCCGAAACATCGGCGTGGGGACCGATCAGTTTGTGATCCACCCCGAGGACTATGTGCGCGCCGACCAACTTGGCGAGATCGTGGGGGTGTTTCATTCCCACCCCAATCTGCGTCCTGACCCCAGCCAGGCTGACCGTGTGGCCTGTGAAGCCACGGCGCTGCCCTGGTTCATCGTGAGTTTCCCGGCTGCGCATTGGACCGAGTTGCAGCCGCAAGGCTATGTCGCCCCGCTGGTCGGCCGTGAATGGGCGCATGGCGTGCTCGACTGCTACTCGCTGATCCGGGACTGGTACGCCCAGGAGCGCGGCATTGACCTGCCCGATTTCGCACGCTTTGACGAGTGGTGGAAGCGCGGCGGGAATCTGTACATGGACAACTTCGCTGGCGCGGGTTTCCACGTGGTGGAGGCCTCCGACATGAATCCGGGCGATGTCCTGCTGATGCAGGTTGCATCGCCTGTACCGAATCACGCTGCCATTTACCTGGGCGACGGACTCATCTTGCATCACCTGCAGGGCAGGCTTTCCAGCCGCGATGTCTATGGCGGCTACTGGCAAAAGATCACCACCCACACCTTAAGACATCAACTTTTGCACGAACTTCCGCATGGTCACGATCCTTCTTCTCGGTGAACTGGGCAAGCGCTTCGGGCGACGCCACAAGATGGCAGTGGCCTCAGCGGCTGAGGCTGTGCGAGCCTTGTGCGCTAACTTCTCCAGTTTCGAGCGGGAGCTGGTGGCCTCGGGTGAGCGCGGGGTGGGCTACCGGGTACTGGCCGGGCGTGATGCTTTGAGCCTAGACCGGTTGCACGAGCCCAGTGGCCAGCAACGCATCACCATCGCCCCGGTCGTATCCGGGGCAGGAGGCAACGGTCTGGGCCAGATCCTATTAGGAGCAGCCCTCATCGCAGTGTCTTGGTGGAACCCGATGGGCTGGGCCGCAGCAGGTTCATTTCTGTCTCAGGCCACTCTGTATTCGGTGGGCACATCCATGATTTTGGGAGGTGTGGCCCAGATGATTGCGCCGACGGCCAAGGCGCAGGATCCGTCCGAGCGACCTGAGAACCAGCCCAGTTATGTTTTCAACGGGGCGGTCAACACCACTGCGCAGGGCCATCCCGTACCCGTGGGTTATGGCCGCCTCATCGTCGGTTCTGCCGTGATCAGCGCGGGCATTGATGTGGACGAGATCGCTGTATGAACACCCCTGAGTCTGGATTGATCATTGGCGCAGGCGGTGGCGGCAAGGGTGGAGGCGGCAGCGCCCGAGTAGCGCAGGAAGCCCCCGACAGTCTGCGCTCCAAGGCCTATGCCCGGGTGGTGGATCTGGTCTGCGAGGGGGAAATCGAAGGTCTGGCCGCTGGCTTGCAGTCGGTGTACCTCGACGACACCCCGATCCAGAACCCGGACGGCAGCTACAACTTCACGGGGGTCACGCTCGAAACCCGTCCCGGCACGCAGCAGCAAAGCTACATCCCTGGCTTTTCCTCGGTAGAAAACGAGGTGGCCGTGGGCGTGGAGTGCAAGGCCAACCAGCCTGTGGTGCGAACCATCAACGATCCGGACGTGGATGCCGTGCGCATCAAGGTCAGCATCCCGACCCTGACGCTGCAAGACACCACCAATGGAGACCTCAACGGCACCTCGGTCAGCTACGCGATCGACGTGCAGGCGCGAGGAGCCGGGTATGTGCAGGTTTTGACCGACACGGTGTCTGGCAAGACCACCTCACGCTACCAGCGCAGTTACTACATCCCTTTGACTGCTACTGGCCCGTGGGATGTTCGTCTGCGCCGCATCACTGCCGACTCGACACAGACGAGCCTGCAGAACAAGACGTTTCTGGAGTCCTACACCGAGGTCATCGAGAGCAAGCTGCGCTACCCCAACAGCGCCCTGATGGCACTGCGGGTGGATGCCTCTCAGTTCACCTCAATTCCTCGGCGCAGCTATGACCTCAAACTCCTGCGTGTTCGGATCCCCTCGAACTACTTTCCCGAGACCCGCTCGTATGCCGGGGTTTGGGACGGCACCTTCAAGGTGGCCTGGACTGACAACCCAGCCTGGTGCTTTTATGACCTGGTGACAAATACCCGCTACGGGCTGGGCAGTTTCATTCCCGAGTCGCAAGTGGACAAGTGGGCGCTGTACCGGGTGGCCCGTTACTGCGACGAACTGGTCCCCAATGGACTGGGCGGCTATGAGCCGCGCTTCACCTGCAACCTGTACCTGCAAAGCCGCGAGCAGGCCTACAAGGTGGTGCAGGACATGGCCTCGATTTTTAGGGGCATGGCCTATTGGTCTGGCGGTGCCATCACCGTGACGCAGGATGCGCCCCAGGATCCCGTCTACCAGTTCACGGCAGCCAATGTCATCGGTGGCGAGTTCGCCTACCAAGGATCGTCCGCCAAGGCCAGGCACACGGTGGCTCTGGTCAGCTGGACCGACCCCGACGATTTCTACCGTCAGAAGGTGGAATACGTCGAGGACATGGCGGGCATTGCACGCTATGGTGTGGTGCAGGCCGATGTGGTGGCCATGGGCTGCACATCTCGTGGCCAGGCCAACCGGGTGGGCAAGTGGCTGCTGTACTCCGAGCAGTCCGAATCGGAAATCATCACTTTCCGCACAGGGCTGGAAGGCGCTGTTGTTCGTCCCGGCGATGTCATCAAGGTTGCAGACAGCAGCCGGGGTGGCCTACGCTTGGGTGGACGCATCGCTGCGGCAACCACGGTGAGCGTCACGCTGGATCAGGACCTTCCCGCCGGTTCGTGGCGCATCTCTGTGCTGCTGCCCACGGGAGCGGTGGAGGAGCGCCAAGTCGGATCTCTGTCTGGCCGCACAGTCGGTGTAACCAGCGCGTTTTCATCGGCACCGCAGGTGGGTGCCATCTGGGTTCTGGCCTCCACCCAAGTGGAGACGCAACTGTTCAGGGTGGTGCAGATCGCGGAGAGCGAGCCAGGCATCCATGAGGTCACGGCACTGGCCCATAACCCGAGCAAGTACGACGCAATCGAGCGTGGGCTGGCACTACAGCCGCGCGACATCACTTTGCTTTCCACTACGCCAGTAGCGCCCTTGGGCTTGCTGGTCAACGAGAGCCTGTACCGGGTCAAAGACCAAGCGCTGGTGCTCATTCAGGTAGGCTGGGAGCAAGTCTTCGGGGCAATGGAGTACCAGGTGAGCTACCGGGTCAATGGTGGCAACACCGTCACGCTGCCCCGGGTCTCGGCAACCTATCTGGAGATCCGCAACGCCGACGCTGGGGACTATGTGTTCACCGTGCGGGCTGTGGGGGTGTCCGGCAAGCTTGGGGCATCGGCCACGCTGAGCCAAACCATCTTGGGCAAGTTGCAGCCGCCCGACGATGTGCAGGACTTTGTGGTGCTGCGTCGCACGACCGATCTGCTACTTCGTTGGAGCGCCAATACCGATGCCGATCTGGCAGGGTACGAGGTTCGCGTGGGCACAGGCTGGGATGCTGGCGCATTGGTTGGGCAAACCGCTGGCACCCAGCTCGTGCACGATCAGAGTGAATCTGGTCAGTACAACTACTTCATCCGGGCGTTCGACACCTCGGGCAAGTACAGCCAGCACGTCACCACCTTTCTGTTGACTCTGCTGGCACCTGCTGCGGTTCGACAGTTCGATGTGGTGCAGTCGGCCAACCGGCTGGAGTTTCGGTGGCTGCCCAATGCTGAACCCGAAGTGGTGGCCTATGAGCTGCGCGAAGGCACGGCTTGGGACACTTCGATCTTCATTGCCGAGGTCAAGTCCAGCAGCTTCACGCTGCCCTCGGGCTTTGACGGTGAGCGCAGTTTCTGGATCAAGGCGATCGCATCGCCCGGCATCTATTCCGATGAGGCCACCTTTGTCTCTACCGTGGTGGCCCAGCCTCAGAACGCCAACTTGCTGGTCACCATCGATGCGCAGGCCACCCGGTTTCCCGGGGTGAAACACTTCGCATCGGTCGAGTCGGTCAACAGCTTGGACGTGCTGCGCATGGACAGTGGCGTGGCGCAGTCTGAGTATCTGTTCGAGGTGAATCTGCCCACCAGCTACCGGGCGCAGAACACATTGCTGGCCAGCATCGGGGCCACTTTGGACGACCGGGAGACCTGGTCTACGGCGAACTATGTCTGGAGCAGCAATGCGGCCAAGCGGCAGTGGACCTATGACGGTGCCCTCAAAAGCATCGAGGCCCGCTTTCAGATGGCGCGCGAAGACACGCTGCAGGCGGGGGAGTTGTACGGCTGGCGTCTCAATGGGGTGCTGGCAGGCTATGGGAGTCCCGCCAGTGGTGAGGCCATCGGTGTGAGCTATGGCGACGGTCGCTACGGCGGTGGGGTACTCATCAAGGACACAACCCGGATCTCCTGGGGTGTGAGCATTCCAGGGGTATTCCATGTGAGCTTTTGGTTCATCCCGAACCAGATCACCACCTCGGTCATCTGGACAGCCTCCGGATCAGGGGTGAGTTTGTTAGTTGGCTTCGATGCGGTGGCGGGTTCCTTCTTCCTGGAGGACCAGCTCTTCAACCGGATCGTGGTGCCATACACCGTGAACATCAGCGACCGGATCTGCCTGGGCGTATGCCAGACGGCCACCGAGCGCAGGCTCTTTGTCGGAAAGATGGGAGGGGAGGTGCAAAGCGCAAGCAGTCCGCTGCTACCCACTTCCGGTTACACGGCACTCAAGCTTTACTAAACCCAAACCACAGTTCCCAACCCGGGCGTTGCATCGAAAGGTGCAGCGCCCGTTTTGTTTAAAGAAACGGAAAACTCCATGATTGAAGAAGGCATGAGCATCAAAGGCTCGATCACACTGCTGCTGGCCAAGCCCACGGGCGAGGTCGAGGTGGTGCACAAGGACAACATCATCGTCAACGGCGGCTTTGACTTCGTCGCTGATGCCATTGGCAACTCGGGCAGCCGCCCGGGCGTCATGGGCTGGATTGCAGTGGGGACCGGCACCACGGCCGCTGCCGCCACGCAGACGGCACTGGTCACCGAGATCAAGCGCAACGCGGCCACTTACGCCCACACTGCTGGCACCAAGGTGTTCACCTTCACGGCCAACTACGCAGCAGGCGACGCAACCGGGGCGCTCACCGAAGCGGGCGTTTTCAACGCGGCTTCGGCGGGCATCATGTTTGACCGGGTGGTCTTTCCCGTGGTGAACAAGGGGGTGGACGACAGCCTCACGGCCGTTTTCACCTTCACCATGAGCTGATCGGGCGCCTGAGATGGCCGAGACCGTCAACGTCTCCAGCTCCCCGGGGGCCAACTACAGCTGGGCCTCTGGCACCTTCACCTGGGGCAGCGCCACGGCAGGCAAGAACTGGTCAACGGCGTACCCCGCCGTCTACGCCCTGAGCGTGGCCACAGACCTGAGCTTTGCCGAGTTGGTCCAAAAACTGGGCGTCAAGCGCAGTTCCGAGAGCCTGGCCTTTGCAGAAAAGCCCAGCCGGGCGGTGACCCTCAGCAAGTTCGAAACCCTGAACTTTGTGGAGACCTACACCGACCTGATCGCCTTTGTGCTGCGTTTCGTGGAGTCGCTGACCTTCTCGGAGAAGTACGCCCGCTCCGGCACCAAGGCAGTGTTTGAGGTGTTTCAGGTGGCCGAAGGGCTGGCCCGGCAACTGGCCTTGCGCAAGTACGAAACGCTGGCGCTGGCTGAGACATACACGGACCTGATCGCCTACATCCTGCGGGTATCGGAGAGCCTGAGCTTTGTAGAAAAGCCTTCCAAGGCCATGACCAAGCCTCAAAGCGAGAGCTTTGGGATGAGTGATGCGCTTGCACGTTCACACGTCAAACGAGTAGCGGAAACCTTCTTGTTTGCTGAGGGCTTGGGTAGAACAGTTGCGTACCGACTGGCCATCAGTGAGGGCTTTGCGATTGCGGAGGCACTGCGCCGAGCCCAGACCTTGAAGATCAGTGAAGCCCTGAACCTTGCCGAACAGTATCGTCGCCGGGCCAATGGGGTGATCAGCGACATGATCGTTGCCAGCACCGAGATCACCGAGCAGGACTTCATGGACATCCTGGAGTCAGGTCATCCACCCGGATACACCAACTTCCGGGATTTCATCCAGGGCGACTACACCTACCAGCGCGCGCTTTTTAGGGCGATCCTGACTTCCAGGAATGCCGACCGTGGCTACATCGATGGCTTGAGGGTTACGGTGGACGTTCCCGATGTCTTTGATCGGGGCACGGCGCAGGTGGTCACAGCCGCCAATGGCGTGACTGTGGTGTTCACCAGGCAGTTCCGCGTGGCACCTGAAGTCACGCTGACCTTCAAAGGCGGCACCACGGTATCCGTCCCCCGAATCCTGGGTTCAGTCACCACCACCGGCTTTACCGCTGTCCTTGAAAACACCTCTGGCACGCGAGTGACTGGGGCCATCTCCTGGGTCGCACAGGGTTACTGAAGAGAAACCAAATGCAGAATTACACCGAAATCCCATCCACCACGACGCTCTCGGATTCCTTGTCCCAGATCCTGAACAACGACAAGACGGCGCTCTCACTCTCCAGTGGCACTTCCTTTCCGACGGTGAACCTACAGCAAGGCATGCCGTGTTTCAGGACCGATGAGCAAAAGCTCTACGTCCTCACCGTGGTCAGCCCCGCCACTTGGAAGATGGTGATCGACTTGTCGGCCACAGTGGGCAAGGTTGCCAACGCTGATTTACTGGATGGCATTGATTCCACAGGTTTCGCATTAGCTGGTCACAACCACGATGCGGCCTATGCAGCTCTTGGGCATAACCACAACGCGACCTACCTTGGCATCACGGCAAAAGCGGCTGATGCGGACAAGCTCGATGGTTACGATTCCACTGCATTCGTTCGATCCGTCAACGGTGTTGGGCCAGACGCCAACGGTAACTCATCCATTCCGATTGATCTCTCTAGTCGGGTGGCCAAGTCTGGCGACACCATGTCAGGCACGCTTACAGTGCCGCGTCTGCAGATCGCCAGTACGGCCAACTACCTGGACATGGTCGATCAGGACTGGGGCACGCGCTATCTGCACCACAACCAAGGGCTCATGGGATTTTTGAAATCCGATGGCAATTGGGATATGTACATGAACAACAGCGGCTCTATGTGGACTGCGAACTACGGCTGGTTGCATGACTATTTCTTCAATACGGTCAGCAACTGTGTACGCGTCAATAACAACCCATCTTCTGGTTGGCAAGGTGCGCCGAATTGTCAGATCACAGACAACTGCTACAACTGCGGCGATCAAGCTCCCTATCCTTATTACAACCTCGTTACCCTGTTTGATCAGGGTGGCACGATGCGACTGGGTGCTTATGGCACTCGATACAACTGCAACTGCGATTGCAATTGTTGCTAAGGGGAGAACATGAAACTCTATTTAGGAAACAAGAATCCTCCCTTTGCATTGGATGTCTCGCTCAAGGACACCACGATCACATTCTCAGTTCGCTCCATCATGCAACGGGAGTATGTCGGCGATCACACAAAAGAGCATCCGATCGGCGGGAAGTTCTTTGATCAGTCACTCATCTCGGAGTGGCGTGGCGACTTCGGTGTGTTTGGCCAGCCTGTCTATCAGCGCGTCATTGACCTTGAATCTCTGACGCAGCATCCCGAGTTTGGTGACCACGCAAGCTTCATGCTCTATGCCCCTGTTGGAGTGATGGAGCGGTACACGACACCTGAAGCGTTCTTCACGCAGACGCCAAATCTGTATGTTGCAACGCTCGCATCCAAGATGGATGCACAGGCGTATCACGCATCAGTTTTGCAGGCGCATCCCATTGGCCATATCCTGGTGCCTTTCAAAACATCACCGTTGGAAGACTGGACGCTTGGCTTCAATGTATTTGACCCTGTGCTTGTCAAGACCAGCAGTAACCTTGATGTCATCCCGTCAATCACTCTGGCACTTGTGCGGGAGGAAACGCTGCCAGTCGTGAAGTTTGTCGGCAGCAAGTCAGCTGAGGTGGCATTGGCGGGTGAGGTGGCTGTGAATTTTCAGCTGGAAACGCCAGATGGAACACCCATCTTGGATCGTGAAGCTGATGTATATCTGGATGCGACAGCTGGCTATTTGTCAGCACGCCGAGTCACCACGTTCAAGGGTGCTGGCTCTACGACATTTCGACCAGACGGTATGGCCACGGGGGACACTGCCAAGATCAAGGCGGGGTTCAAGTTATTCACAGGCACCGATGACCTGGTGGTGAGTGTGTCATGAGGCTAGAACTCTTTCCCACCACGGTGGGCATGTGGTCACTAGATACTGGGCCTGAGTTTGACCAGAAGCTCTACGACGACCTGATGACCGTTTACGCGTCAATGAAAACCGAGGGCGGTGAGGTCTGGAATAGGCAAGCACACAACATCTTTGATGGAACCATTGTCAGCGCAAAGCAATTAGCTGGCAATGCGCTCACATTGATTCAACGAGAGTTCATCGGCCCTAGTGGACGCATCACGCATTTGCAAGGACGCGAGGTGGTCCGGTATGCGGGGACGGAGATCATGCCGCACTCTGACGAAGATGAATGCCATCTTCAAGCGGTGTATTTCCCAAACGGTCCTGAACTTGATCCGCTACTTGATTTACAGGAGCAGGTCAATCAATACGGTCCTAACGCCTTCGCCATTTGCAATCCCGACTGGCGGTCCTCAGGTTTTGGCAAATGCCTGATGCCGTGGGAGACGCACGCCAAGTACTGGATCAAGCCTCACAGGGGTTTGCTGGTGGCCTTCGATGCACGGGCTGTGCATTTCCAAAAGCCCTACATGGGCGAAGAGCCTTTCATGCAAGTGCTTCTCAACATCAAGGTAGAAAAACTCAATGGCTAAATTTTTGATTGCGGCAAGTGATCCGCGAACATTCACTGTGGTGCCGCTCATCTACGACAACATGGAATCAACCTTGACCGATATCAACGGCAACTCTGTGATTCGTACCGTGGATGTGACTCAAGGTGCATCAGCAGAGATTGCGTCAGTGACCTCCAAAGAGACTCCTGTGGGCAAGACCACCCCTCGGGTCCTGAAAATCTCCCTAGGTCTGTCCTGCAACTACGCCTGTGAATACTGCTCCCAGCGATTCGTGGCGAGAAATCTGGAAACCAATCCAGATGATGTGGATGGCTTCCTGAGCTCACTTGATAGCTGGGTACTGACCCCACCTGAGGCGATTGAGTTCTGGGGTGGTGAGCCGCTGGTCTACATCAAGACATTGCGACCGTTGGCTGAAGCTCTACGTGCCAAATACCCGTTGGCTCGGTTCTCTGTGATCACCAACGGATCGTTGCTCAACGCTGAATTGAACCAGTGGTTGGATGACCTAGGCTTCACGGTCTGTGTTTCGCATGACGGACCGGGGCAATACGTGCGTGGGCCAGATCCCTTACAGGACCCATCTGTCAAAGAAGCCATCCTCGATCTGTACCAACGACTCGCCCCTCGGGGGCGTTTTAGCTTCAACGCGATGGTGAATAGATCGAACCAGTCGCGTGCTGCGATTCAGGCGTTCTTCACAGAGCTCACGGGTGACTCCAAGGTCATGATTGGCGAGGGCGGATTTGTCGATGCGTATGACGCTGGTGGCTTGTCCTTATCTCTCAGGCCTGAGGAGTTTCATGCGTATCGACGCCAGGCGTTTCAGGAAATTCGGCAAGGCAAAGCTGATCGCGTCTCCAATGTGCGAGATCGGATGATGTCGTTTGTGAACGCCTTGCGCACAAAACGACCTGCATCCAGCCTCGGCCAGAAGTGCGGAATGGATAAACCAGACTCCATCGCGGTGGATCTCAAAGGCAATGTGCTGACTTGCCAGAACGTGAGCGCAGCGGCAACGGCTCCCAATGGAGAGGCCCACCGCATCGGTCATACAGATCAGATGGATCAAGTCGCACTCACCACATCAACCCATTGGTCCAAGCGAAAGGAGTGTCCGAAATGCCCTGTGCTTCAAATCTGCAAAGGGGCATGCATGTTTCTGGAAGAGGCGCTTTGGGATGCATCTTGTGACAACGCGTATTCGGATGCGCTACCGATCTTTGTTGCTGTAATTGAATTCCTCACGGGATTAATTCCGATGCACATCGATGGTGAGCTGCGTCTCGATCGCAAAGACATCTTTGGTTTTGCAGAACAGACCCCACAAGGCAATGCGGTGAAGCCTTTCCCGATCCCTGTCGTTTCAGCTTGAACAAAGCAGTTCTCAACAATTCAATTCGTAACCAGCCACCCTGAGTTCGCTCACGGTGGCTTTTTTTTGGAGAAATCAATGCCAGAACCTACAAGCTCCGGAGTCGCGGGAGCGGCTGCCGCATACAAAGCTATCGGAGGTACTGCGGGGGCTGTTGCAAGTGGGGCAACGCTTGCTGCAGTTGTTGTCATGCTTATGACGCCTCCCCGAAACAAGCGCGAATGGGCTGTCGGACTAATCAGTACAGTTGTTTCAAGCATTGGCGGCGGCGCGGTGACGATTGAGTATTTCGAACTTCATCACTGGGCGTTTTCAACGACAGGACTGTACGCCATGGGTGGGCTGATGTTTGCCTGCGGCTTGCCGGGCTGGGCGCTCGTGCGCTGGCTGTTCAATTTTATTGATCAGCGACGAGATGAATCCATCGATCAGGTGGCCAAGGATGTGAGGGAATTGCTATGAGTCCCAGTGAATTCATCCTGCGGCTCACCACGGCTGCCGTTGCATCAGCCAAGGCAAGTGGCGTTCCAGCAAGTATCACCATTGCACAGGCTGCACTTGAGTCTGGTTGGGGTGATTCTGCCTTGGCCAAGACTGGCAACAACCTTTTCGGAATCAAGGCGGACAGCCTATGGCGCGGTCAGACCCTGACCATGAACACGAAGGAATTCATCAAGGGTCAGTGGGTGATGGTGCCTGCTTTGTGGCGCAAGTATCCGAGTTGGCAGGCCAGCATCGACGATCACGCCACGTTCCTCAAGCGCAACCCCCGCTACAAGGCCTGCTTTGCTTGCACCACTGCCCAGGCGTTTGCCAAGACGCTGGCGCAGGCAGGCTATGCCACCGACCCGGCTTATGCGGACAAGGTCATTGGCTTGATCAAGCAGCACAACCTACTGTCTCTGGACGGAGGTGCGGCATGAACTGGCTCAATCGATTCTTGCTGGCCAACTGGTCACACATCTTTGACGCACTTCTCTTGACCATGGCGCTGCTTTGCGGGATGCAGGTTGGCGAGTCCCGTGTCCAGAAGGATTGGGACGCCGAAAAGCAAAAGATCGCACTGGCCCAGGCCAGGCAAGAGCAGCGCGTCGCCGATGTGCGGTTGACCCAATCTCAAATCACGCAGGAAATCTCGAATGAATACGCAAAAAGGTCAAAGCTACTGGCTGATCGCCAGCCTGATGCTCATGTTGGCGGGGTGTGCAACATCACCACAGCCGGTGACAGGGATTTGTCCGCCGTTTCCGAAGCTCCCGCAGGAGCTGCAAGCATCCCCGCCGACGCTCTATCTCTTACCGCTGGAGATGCGGGAGCGGTGAGTTGCGCTCAATTGAGCAAGGACGCTGCCCAAACCACCCTGATGCTGCTTGAGGTACAGCGGTGGTACCAAAAACAATCAGCAATTGAACCTTAAACAGAAGCCCGGCTTGTCTTAGGACAGGTCGGGCTTTTTGTCGTTTGTGCGGTCGGGAATC